CACTTGATCCGCTTGTTCCAGATGATCCGCTTGTTCCAGATGAACCACTTGTTCCAGATGAACCGCTTGATCCGCTTGTTCCAGATGAACCACTGGTTCCAGACGAACCACTGGTTCCACTTCCACTTCCACTTATATAACTTGCAGTTAAGGCATTGATAGCAAATGACGAGGTACCAACGGTAATACTATTAAGCGAAGCGCTATTAAGATTTGCATTACTATCAAAATAGATGAGAGAACTTGTAGCGGCAGCAATTTTTGTTTCTTTAAATGTATTACCTGAACTACTTACAGTGCTAAGTATTAAATCACCAGGATTATAAACATATGTAGATCCAATTGGCATATTCTATAAATATTGAAACAATTTAATTTAAATAATTATAATAACCAAGTTGATAATGGCACTCTTTTCCATACTTGATTTGTATATACGTAAATAAAATTGTTATCTACATTTATTTGTCCTGCCAATCCTGTTGCAGTTGGACTTGATGGTACTTGTGATCCTACGCCTGGATTACTTCCTGTAGTTATAGTTATTGTTGTAAATGATCCAGTAGTATAAGTAATATATACACCTGTTGCATAAGTGATGCTACCTGTATATTGTACAGTTAAATTTGAAGCAGTTATATTAGATGCGCTTATTGTGGTACCTGAATAAATCAAATTTGTACCGTCATCTTTTAATAAACTGTTTTGTAAATTTTTGCCTGTAGATTGAACTTTTGGTATATAATTTACAGTTAACAATGATTCATTGCCAAAACTACCACTTGGACCACCAATCATTATTGCACTTGATTGTGTTAGTGGATTGCCGGTGGTTTGATTGTTGCTTACCAACAACCAATTGTCATTCAAACCATCCCATAATAGAGAACTGGTTACGTTATTTGTAAATGTACCACTTCCACTGTCAAACACATCTATACCGGCATAACGTTGAACTGGTGTTCCCGCATTTAATTGTATTCTGTTATCACCAATAATTATTGTGCTTGAACTGATATTAACAACACTACCAGTTCCATAAATTGTCAAATCACCATATAAAAATGTTGATCCTTGTACATATAAATTTTGATTTACAAACAAATTTTTACCAATTCCTGCGCCACCATCCACAATTAATGCACCATTATTATATGCAGTTCCGTTATTATTTGTTGTATTAGTAATTGTTGCAATTAAACTTGTAAAAATACCTGAACTTGGGTGTCCCGTCGTGACTGCAAATTGTCCCACTTGACCAACTGTAAATGATGATGTAGTATTAGATGACGGGTTACCAACTTGGAGTTGTGCTAAACCTCCTGCCGAATTTTGTTCACTTGATAAGTATATATAATTTGGATTTGTACCATTATCATTACTGATCAACAATGACCCGCTTGTATTTCCTAAAGTTAATCTATTATTTGATGGATTATAGGATAAAACATCCGAGTCAGTCTTTAAAGCAGCACTACCAGTATTATTAACAAACGTTACATAATATGTACTGTTATCATTTATAACACCAACACTTGAACTTAATGAAAGTGAAGATGTTTGAATGGAACCAACAATGTTTCCTGTAACAGTTAAATTATTAACTCTAACATCACTTCCTGTAAGTTGATTTACTGTATAGTTATTTGTTGGTGTTAAATAAGAAGCAGTTTGACTAAATTGACTAAATGAACTAGTTAACGCATAAGATGCACTAATTGCAACTGATGAAGTAGCCGTAACAGCACTAGCGGTCAAAAAACCATTTGCATCAGTAACTATAAAAAGATTGCTTCCGCTTATTATTCTTTCTGTGAATGGATATTGTCCATCTACTGCACTGCCTGATGTTTGTGCAATTACTATGTTATACGGATTGTTATTTGGATATGGCATAAATTTTTGTTATTAAATATAAATATAATCATTTTTATTATAGTTCATTTGATTATAGAATTATATTTGTTGATTGTCTGTATTATCAATGATTTCTGGAACAGGAACCCTATAACTATCATCATTAGATGACATACCTACTCCGGTGTTATAATATGGTTCAGATGGATTATTATAACTCTTATTTTTTACTTCTTTGTTTATTGCATCCATTTGCGCACTAGTTACTGTTTCAGCTACAATGTTTACTTTTCTTGGTGTTAAAAGTCTTTGAACAGTTGATTTTCTATCTTCAAAACTATCAGCCAATAAATATGCATATACCGTCATCGGAAAAGTGGTTCTTACCATTCTGTCTTTATCACTTGACACTTCAATATTATTAGTGTAACTTCCTACACTGACTCTGAACTTGAATCTTTGTGGATCACCCCAATAATCTTCTGATGCAAAATTGATTTTTTCCAAAACATAATTCATTTGTTCAACATATTCAGTCCACACCATGAATTCATATTCAACTTTAACGTGATCTGGTAATGTTACTGCAAATATTTGATTGGTAGGTGCGCTTTTATTATTTAACACACTAAATTTATCATATTTGTTCTTTTCACTGAATTTTGTGATAACTGGATAAGTTAAATACCTATTTAAAGTGGTTAAATTCTCATTTTTACCAAATGTATTTCTTTTGAACATTATTGCTGGTATTTGAATTTTACCTTGATAATCTCTTAAAAATCCATCAACTTTTCCTGCCTTCCATCTTTCAGGATTACCGTATAAAATTGGCACTTTAACATTTTGACCAGCATCTACAACTGTTGGATTGATTACATTTTGCAGATATTCCAATACAGATGTATCAATATCCAACAATGTAATTGTTTTATTTTTTCTTGGATCTTGATCTCTTCTAGTATCTAATGCAGGATTTACAACATTGGCAGATATTGGATTAATCTGCGTTTTATCAGTGTAATTAGGTACTGGATTGTTTTTGTTTCCTGTCCACATAAATTAAAATTGTCTATCAACCAAGTTGATTTGGCTGAGTCTGCTATAGTGAGTATTGCAAATTATACTGTGTGATTTATTTGCTTGACCACCCAAGAATTGTTCTTGTACAACGTTGTTTACTTCATGATAACGGTCATTGAATAAGATAAAATCTCCAACTTCTGGATAGAAATTTGCATCTTTCAATGCCAATTCTCTGAACTTAAATACAACACTTTGATCTCTATCAGGACCAAATCCTTCATCATTTGTTGTAATATCTGCTCTATCAATAAGAGCAGTCAATTCAACACCAGGAAAAAATGATTTGCCTTCAGTTGGTGCAGCTTCACCATACATATTTACTCTAGTTTCAGCTGCGCAAATCTTGAAACAAACAACATAAGTTTCAATAATATCACGCAATAATTCAGCATTAATTTGATTAACAAAATTAATGTCACGTTGACTAAAATATCTTCCAAATAGTGGCATATTTTTTTATCCGATATAAATCAGGAGTGGAACAGTCTTCATGATTGATGTCATTTTTTCTGTTTCATCTGCTTTGGCTTCCATTTGAGATTTACGACTAGTAGCTTCAAGATTTTCTCTTAATTGAGCTATTAGTGCTTCTTTTTCAGTAGATGCTTCACTTCTTAATTCCGCACCATCTAATGTAACTTCACCGCCAGGAATAGGAACTGTGCTATATTTTTGTCTAATTGCACCAAGCAATTCTTTACACAATGCCAAATAATATTTCTTTACCCACTGTTTACCCACTGCGTTTAATTTATAATAAGTTACATTTTGATATGGAACATTGCTATAATCACTAACCACATCATAATTGCTTCCACTACTGAATGTATTTGCGTTACTTAATTTATCTTTTTCAACTACATATTCAATATGAATTTTATGATCATATGTTGGAATTGGAAATATCTTTAATTTGTTATTTACCACTTCAAAACTATAAGCACTCTTACGTACCATGTCATTAAATTCAATTGCTTGACCTCTCAACAAATCTTCAAAGATTGGAGTCATCAAGAATTGTGTAGCAGGACTATATCCAGCAAATCCCATTTCATTTAGTACGTTGCTGTAACTCATACCAGTCATACTAAATGGATCATAAATACGTGCAAATGCTGGAGGAGGATAGTGAAATACTCTTCTGATTTCAACTCTGCTACCTGATTCAATATCTTGTCCAATTATTTTTTGCAAATCATAAGTTTGTACACTTGCACTTAATTCTACTGGTGCTTTTTTGATTTCAACATATCCACCTACACCAACTTCACTGCCATATCCTTTTGATAATTGAATTATATAAGGCAATCCTGTACCAGTAACGTTTTTGCCAGTAATATTAGGATTATCAGCGGTACTTAATCCTTGTAAATTCAACAAATTGTTTCTAATATTAAATTGATTTACTTGAGCACCATATTCATTTACTGCTTCTTCAAAACATGCATAAAAATTAACGTCAATCATTTCAATATCAATGATTGGATATCCTAATCTCTTTGCAGCCCATTCCGCACTCTTTTCACAGTCATATTCAAAATAACCAACGCTTGCTGTTAAACTAGCAGGTGTAGGTTCATCTAAATAAAAACCAAATGGTATACTGCCTGTATTTACAGCACTACCACTTCCTGGCCATCTTACTCTGTCAGCGTCGAGATTAGCACTCATATTTTAGTTGATCCTTTTACATTCTTAACACTCATTGATTATAAATATTAAATCAATTAAGTTTATTACGTTTTATAACGTCAATTATTTAACAAACATTAAATACTGCCAAGTTCCACCATAATTTACATTTCCGGTAGTTTGTGTAAAATTACCGCTACCATCAATTGCATTATCTTGTCTTCCCCATGGACCTGAATATGCCCAATTTGTTGGATCATTTATATATACACTATACATTCCATACGCAAATCCACCGTATCCAGCAAATCCACAGCAATCTCTCATGTAAAATAAATTATTTGTTGTGCCAGTTGAATAAAATCCAATTCTATTTTGCATACCTGGATATGCAGTTGTATTATAGACACTTAGATTAGAAGAAATTGTGCTGTTTGTATAACCTTGTTCAGTATCACTGGTAGTTAACGTAGAATATGTTATATTAGAAATTTTATATTTAAATGGACCCCAACTATTATTAAATTGATTTCCTCTATTTCCAAATAAAATATTTGTAAATGTAACACCTGTTCCCGCATATGTTTGCATCCACCCTAAGTTATAAGCATCAGTGAACGTATTTACCGTACTTCTAGCAGCTGCATTCCATCCCCATCCACCTGTATTTGTAGCGCTAGGATGACTTCTGGCTATAAGTGTCCAACCGCCACCATCAGTTGTCATATCTGCATATATCAAAAGTCTTCTGCCATTTTTATTGTCGTCAGGATATACAAGATAATATCCGTCTTTACCCCTAGTTTCAGGGTAATTATTATACAAATCTAATGCATGTTTTGCATTTACATAACTGACTCCATGTGCTAATCCCATATATTTTATAATCCAAATCTTGATTTTGTTGCGTTATAATTTTGAAGTATTTCTGCGTCACTTAACATTTTATTATAACATAATACTTGTCCAATAAATCCATCAGTTACAGTACCAGCATAACCACTTCCAATTCTTAAATTACCAGCTGCAACAACAGCTACGCTAGACCTTGATGTATAAGAAGCACCCCAAGCAGAACCATTTTTACTGTAAAATCCAGTTCTTGCTGCAGTTGTTTTGCCAGTAGACATTTTAATTGCAGTCATGTTCCAATCATTATTTGTATTTGATAAGGTACTTGCATAATCATAATCAGGTGAATATCTACTATAATAACTAAAATCAAGACCAGTTTCCCAAGTTACAGCTATTTCTTGTTGATATGACGCATAACTGTTTCCTGCTTTCTCAAAAATCGTTCTTCTTGATGCTAAAGTTTCACAAAAAAACCATAATATTATGGTACAATCACCACCCAAATCAACATTGCTAGATCCACTTGTACATTCCCAATAACCAGATCCATTAAAATCAAAACAACCGGCTCCTTTTTTTGTTGTAAATGGAGTTTGTGTTGCACCTTGACTGCTGAATGACAAATTTTGAGCTAAATCAGTCCAAGTAGTGCCACTGCCTGAATAACTTTTTCTATTAGCCGCATCCAAACAAAGAACTAATCCTGATGTAACAATTGCTGGTGAATATCTTGTAGCCATAACAATATATATTAATTACCACAATTTGCACATGGTAATTGTTGTTCACTTATTAAGTATAATTCTCTATCACCTTCTGATACTTCTACTCTACATTCACCCAAACCAGATGAATACATACTAAAAATATAATCAATTGCAACTTGAGTAACCAAATTATTTTGTGGAAATGGATAATTTCTATGCATAGTATCTACCCAAAAACCATCTCTATTTCTTACCATTATCAATTCTTTATACATAAACTTATTTAGCCCAAACTATCAATTTATTTGCTCTATCAGTTGGACATGCACAACAATGATTGTACGCAGGAGCACCTTCACAACCAGCAAACCAACTTCTTACACAACTTTGTTCATAATAATTACTCCATCCACCTACAAAACCACTACATCCACCGTTTGAACTTGTTATCCATGTGGCAGGATAGTTAGCTTCATTACCGTCTCTTCTTTTAAAATAACCATTGCTAGTAGTATAACTATCACTTGACCACAGTGAAGGATCTAAAAACAAATTATACATTGTATCTGAATTATTCAAAGATCCAGATGCCCATACACTACCATATGCTTCTGATATATGCCACCATTGAGTTCTTGTTTCTTTGGTACCTGAATTTAAAAATCTTCTAATATCTGCATCTGAAAATTTATTCATTGCAGTATCATTTTCAGTAGGTATTGATCCAGCAGTTGCAGAAACTGCAGTATTTACATAAGGACTTGTACCTCTAAATACAGTAAATACACAAAACCATGCTGAATTAGCATCATTTTTTATATCCGCCCATGCTCTTGTCACTTCAGTGTTGTATCCTCCCAATCTAACACCAACATATCCATTTTGATTAAACCCATTTGAAGTGGCTTTAACCCTTTGTTTTAAATCATCTCCGTTAATTGCTGATGGTCCTGCGGATGCTCCCATAATATAATAAATATTATTATAATTTTATTATTTTAACTTTTAATTCATTTGTTCCTTTTATAACTCTGTGCCAAACTTCTTTTGGTATAAAGATTTTGCCAGTCATGCGTTGTGGTAATTGATTATCCATTTGCAATTCCCAATCAGTTTCACCTATAATTTCAACAATTCTATCTTCTCTGTCTCTGTGTCATTCCAAATCATCTGTATCAACAGATTCTTCAAACTCTCTTAAATACAAATTGTCTTGTAAATGAGTTTCTTTGAATGGAAACATATTATTTTTGTTGTTTTTTATCCGCAGCTTGTTGTTTTGCAATATCTAATTTGCTTGGTAATTCAAATGATTTTTGTTTGATTACATCCGCAGGTTCTTTTGGCATTGGAACACTAATTCTTGGGTCATCTGTCGTAAACAAATCAAACTTAATCTTACCAGGCATTCTTGTAGCTACTATTTGTTCATTATAAATAGTATCCAATTTTACTTGATTTCTGCTCTTAGCAATACGAGGTAACAATAAGAAATAAGATATCCACTTCAATACTTGATCTGCCATATCAGAACCCAAATATCTAAATTCAATTGTTTTATGTTCACTAAATGCAGCAATATTTGTACCGTGATTGCGATCAAAATGAGCTAATACTTCTTTCATTTGTGCGTTTGTAAGCGTAAAAGATTTTGGTACATTTTCAGATTGTCTACGCATGTATTCATGAATTCTATTATAAATTGCGTTACTCAAACTTCTTCTCAATTTGGCAAAACTGTTAAAATCTCTGTCCATGGCTACTGCAGATTTAATAGCTTTTTCATCAACCAATGTACTCATTGCCAATACATCAAACATATCAAAATCACTTGGAACTCCTATATGAACATGCATTCCAGTTTTTCCATGTGTTGCTTGATCACTTACCCAATTTCCTACTTTGGAAATAATATTAAAATCATTACCTGTTTGTCTCATATGTCTACTTCTTATTTCAACATTTGGTCCATCTTCACCAACTGCCCATGTGTCTTTATCTGATTTATCATCTTTTCTTACATCTTCACCCAGACTATCTAATAAATTATACGCAGATTCAATACCACCTTCCATATCAGTTACATTCATTTCACTATCTGGAATAAAATCAGTCCAATCTCCACTTCTTGCTAAAAGTCTTAAATATTCATCAACATAATCACCTTGATTTCTTCTTTCCCAACGAGTATATTCACTGTCCACTTCATTTCTTACTTCATCATATTTTTCATATGCTTCATTGTATTCCTCTTCAGTAGCATAATCACTTTCAACTGGTTCAGATACACTACTATCAAATGTATCTACACTCATTGGACCATATTCTTCATCATATCTATCAATATTATCAATAGTTCCATAACGATTCCATCTTTTTGCTGCTTCATTTCTTTGTTCATCAACCCATGAATTATAAGCATCAGTTAATCCATTATCATAACTGTATGATGCACCCATCAGATCTGATAACTTTTCTATGATTTGATCAGTTGATAAATTCTGTTCTTCTACAACAGGTTCAAATTCAAATTCTACACCAAATGTATAATCACCCAATTCATCATATTTGGCTTTTAGTCCATATTCAATGTCAGTTGCTTTATCAAACGGTACTGCTTCAAGCAATACTTCTTTTATTAATGATTTTAATTCTGCAAGTGTCATATTTTACCAGTATTTTATAAATTCCACTTTTCATACCTTACCATAAATATCTTGAATTTTAATAAAAAGATACAAAAAAACTCTCAGTATTTCTACTGAGAGTTTGTGTTTAATTTACTTTATATGTTAGATTAGACTTGGTTCAAATCACCAACATATATCTTGCCGTAGAATTCTGGGCGGACTACTTTCTTGGCATAACGGGTCATTACACCTCTACGTGGAGTGAAGTTGATTGGATCATATACCAATGGAGTTTGTACCAATGGAATATATGGAGCATAAACTGCACCGGTTTCTAGGAAGTTGTTACCACGGAAACCAAGCAAGATTGTGTTTTCTTGCATGTATGGGTTCTTGTAAACTTGGAAACGGGAAGCAAAAGAACCAACACGGCTTACGCCCATTGCGAACTTAGCACTGTCACCGTCAGTGTTTACAACGTATCCTGGGATGGATTCCAATACAGTGGCTACGTCTGGTCCTACAACCAAGAAGTTAGCACCACCACGTAGGGTCAATTGGTGAATCTTGTTAGATACCTTTTGGATCTTGTTACCAAGAGTTTGGTACCAAGTGCTCTTTACGTAAGCGGTACGATTGGTTGAATCATTGTTTACGGTGAAGGTTGGTAGACCTGCACTGTCATTTGCACCCTTGACTAGTTCCTTACCAATTACGGCGGACCAAGCTTCAGTAGTCAATGCTGGAGCAGCACTGATCAACATGTCCATGATTTCAAGATCAATTTCCATTGATACATATTCACTCAATAGAGCAGTCAATTCTGCTTCTGCGTCAATGCTGTGGTAAGCATTCAAGTCTTGAGCCAATTCTGGGGTCCAGACTGCCTTCAACTTACGGGTCTTAGCAACAATTGGTTCACTCTTTAGTTCCAAGTTAACTTCTGGAATGTTGATATCAGTACCCTTGTCAATACCGTTATTAACAGCTTCACCCTTGAATGGATTGGTATCTTCAAAGTCACCACGGGTTTGATCAGTTGGTTGCTTTGTATAAGTTAGGACTGCGGCACCACTGGCGTTACCTGCAGCAGTTGAACCAGTTACAATGAATTGTACAATGTAGTAGTTAGCAGTGGTTAGAGAACCAGTGTTATATACCTTAGTCAATTCATTGATTACGTTAGCTGGATTGATACCAGAAGCACTGATGGTGAAGCTTCTTACAGCATTCAAGTCAGTGTTAATTGTGTTAGTACCAACTATAACATTGATCTTTTGACCAGTGAATGGCAATGTACTTGATGTAATTGAGCTATCAAAGTTTAGATCACTCAAGGTTGCGGAACCTGAAGTGGTGCTCAATGATTGGGTGAAATAGTTACTGGTGTAAGAATAACGACCAGCACCATATAGACCGTTTTCTGGAGAATCAGTAGAACCTAGCTTGATGCCAGTACCACCGAACATGGATGAACCACTGAATGGATTAGATCCTGGTAGACCGTTACGGTTGGTGCCGTACTTGAAGTCTAGATAGAAGATTAGACCAGATGGTAGGTTCATTGGTTGAACTGAAACGAATTCCTTAGCGGAGATTTCAGCGAATACACGGCGAACCAATGGAAGAGCTACGCCAGCCCATTGTTCACTGTTACCAGAAGTACCTGTAGAGGTAGATTCATCAAGCAATTGCTTTGCTTGGTTTTCCAATAGGATAGACATATTGGCCTTTTCAATGCCTTCTAGACCTTCAAGAAGACCTGTCTTGTCCCATTTGTTTTGCAATCCACGAGTTTCAGTCATCAACTTAGCTTGTGGGTTCATATTGTTTGTCAATAGACTCTTAATATCACTCATATTTTCTTTCTGTATTTTAGTTTTTTGTTTACTTGCCTTGTTTTAATTTTTTACTTCTTAATTCCGGCAAGTCTTTGGAATCTTGAAGCCATCACGTTGCTGTTTTCAACAATCAATTCCTTCTTAGGAGCTGTTGATGCAACTGGTTTACTTGCCAAACCTTCGGTGATAGTTTGTGCAGCTGTATTTGGTTTCTTGACAGCTGATCCACCTGAACTAAGTGATTCGGACAAAATTTTATAACTCAACTTAACTTCACGGATGGAGCTGGTTAAGTCGAAAGTTTCTACTACCTTCATCTTTTGAGCTTGGTTCAATGAGAACTTATTGAACAACTTGTTGGTGTACAACAACTTAGCATTCAAAAGATTGATTTCATTCAATTGATCACGTAGGAATTGAACGGTATTCAAAGCTTCAGCCAATTGAACAGATTCTTCAGTTTGTTCTTTTACTTCTTCTTTATCTTCTTCTTCTTTTTCTTCAGAATCATGTTTCTTAGCTTCATCTACTTCTTCAACTTCTTCACTCAAGGTGTCTAGAAGTTCTTGTAGATTGATTTCTTCATCAACTTCTTCTACTTCTTCAGCAGCTACTGGAGCTTCTGGAGCAGGAGCAACTGGGGCTTCTGGAGCAGGAGCTGGTGCTGGAATTTCAACATCAGGTTCAGCAGCTACTGGAGCTTCTGGAGCAGGTGCTGGAGCAGCTGGTTCATCTCCCATTTCTCTTTCAAGTTCAGCAAGAATTTCATCAAGTTCTTCACTTGTTACTTCTTCATCTGATTCTTCAAACATTTGATTTGCGCCTGGATCTTGGTTGGTAGATTGTGTACCAAGTGGTGCTACACTTTTACCTGAACCAATATCAGAAGAATGAACTGCTTCATCTTCCATACCAATTTCACTCTTTAGTTTTTCAGCTAACATTGCTTCCAATGTTGGCTTGAATGATTCTTCTAATGCGGCTTTTGCATTTGCTAGAGCAGTAGCACGTACAGCCTTAGCGTCAGCAATAGCTTCCTTTAATAAATCTGACATAATATTTCCTTTGGGTTTCCTGAAGTTATTAGAGGGTAAACTTCAATAATAATTTTTTATTAATTTATGCGACAAAGAATGTCGTAATACTGTTAAATAAATATAAATAAAAAAATGAAAGTAATAAAAATTTTAGATATTTATTGTATTATGCCATATAAAATAAAAGGTAATTGCATTTACAAAAAAGATACTGGTAAAAAAGTTGGATGTACCAAAGGCAGTGTTAAAAAATATTTAGCTGCTCTTCATGCAAACGTACCAGATGTAAAAAAGAATGAAATCAAGTCTAAATTGAAAGAAGTTTTACGTAGATCTCTTAAAGAATCTTTGTTAAGTGAAACAGCAAATTCTGAAGTAAGTGACGTAACACTAAAAGCTGAATTGACAAAAAACAAAGGTATTAATTTTGAACAGTTTGAAATTGATAAAATTAAAGATACTCTAAAATTTAACATTAACAAAGAAGATACTGACAGAGGTATGGAGTTAACTTTTGAAAAAAGTATTGGTGAAAATACATTTTACTTTGTAATTAAAAAACTAATAAACGAATCTGATAGTAGTAAAACTAGTTTTAAGTATATTATATTTTATGTAGAAAAGAAAAATGCTGCTAGTTTAGAAGAAAAAACCATAGTATATTCTAAATTGTCTGATCCAATCAAAGCATTAATTGAAGGAGAAAAAACAGATTTAAGTAAAAAGAGTAAAATTGAAAGTGAAATAGTCAAGTTCATTAATAATTCAATGAAAGTAAATATATGACGCATTTAAAATCATTTATTAAAAAAGAAGGTTTTGATTCCACAAACGGTGAATATAAAATTGATGATATTGACCACCCAAATGGTTGGGATTGGAAAGAAGTAGACATGTTAATTGGTATGGGATTTGAACCTGATGGTGATACAAGATTCAGACTAAAAGTTGACAGAAACAGTGATATGATATCATTAAACTTTGTTATTTATAAAACTGCCCAAGGATATTGGTTAATAATGAATGATAGAAAACATGTGTATAAAAACTTTGATCAAATGATGGATATGATTAACACGTTTGGTTCAGTTGAAACACCTTAAAAATAAAAACCCCGCCAGAAGGCGGGGTTTTCTTTTACCACAGTTTAGCGTTTAGTTATTTAGGATCATTAATTTCAAAATACTTTTCATAAATGTGTCCCATATCTTCATATAGAGCAGTCATTTGTTTGTTATTTTCATAACATTCAGATGCTAATTTACGAAATCCTTCAGACAACTTCTTCAATTCAGCAAAGTGTCTCTTAGCTACATTGGCTTGCATCCAATCACCACATTCTTGTAATGCATAATTTTCTGCCATGCCAGCAATCTTACAAAGCTTTTCAGATACTTGAGCAATTTCATTTACATTACGTAATACTTTACCGTATTCATTGTATTCTGCTACCATTTGGGCCAACATTTTTTTGTCTTCCTTGGTCATCTTTTGTGGTTCTGCACTAACAGATTGTTGACCAATAGCAGCTGCATTTTCTTCAATTAAAGTTTTTAGTTTAATCATATGTTATAAATATAAAATATTTTGTGTTTATGACTTAATTTCACCAAGAATATCTCTAATAATATTCTCAACACTGTCCCATTTATTTGTTTCAGGATTCTTAACTACACCTTCTTGTAAAGATTGTTGATCCTTTGGATATAAAAAAGCACCTCTGGTAGATGGATTGCTTACAAAGTCAAATGCAATCAATTCAAAATCATCTTGAACTTCATCAGCAGATTCATAAACATTCTTCTTTACACTACCCATTCCTCTAGAACTAATACCTAATCTAATTCCAGATGCAAATAATTCTTTTAGAATATTACCACTTGGTGTAGGTAATACTTCTACTTCACCAATCAAATCATCACCATCCCACATTACTTTTGTTACATTGTGACTTACATTTTTTAAGTTTACAACGCTACTATCTGGATGATCCAATTCACCCAAAGCTCTACGTTCCTTGATGAAGTTTTCATTGTATTTATTTGATTCACGTTCCAAAATTTCTTTTGGATAAATTCTTCCGTTTTGGTTTTTTGCGCCAGCTCTTTGCAAAATTCCTTTTACAATAAATGGACCACCTTTTGACATGGCTTCATTTATTACGTCTTTTGAAATATCAAATGTTATACAATCTACTATTAATTTTCTTTCCATATTACAATCCCTTTGTTGCAGTGTTTTGTGGTGTTTGAACTGGTTTTGGAGCAGCTGGTTGTGTTTGTTTTTTAGATTTAGATGGTTGAGCTTGTCCCATAATCTTTATGACATATGGAGCAGTCAAATGGAAATCACTTTCCTTTTGTTTGTTTTGTTCTCTACCAGTAATTACAACAACGTACTTTTGATACCAAAATTCAATTTTGACATCCGCAACATTAACAACATATTCTCTTTCAGGTTGACCAAAACCTTTTGCGGCTCTAACCAATCTTACTTGTTTGTTTGAAATCTTTTGCAAAATTTTGCTTTGAAAATCATTTTTTGCTTGTTCAGTTGAGTTAGAAACCTTTGTTTCAAAGTCATCTAAATCAAACTTAACATTAAATGTATTTGCATCACCTTCACCACCAGATGGAGTAGATGGTTGTTTTTCTGCTGCTGGAGCTGGTGTTGGTGGTGATTTTGGTGCTGGAGCAGTTTTTGGAGCAGCTGCTGGAGCTTGTGTAGGTGGTTTTGCACCCTTTTGTGGTGGTACATCACCTTCTGCTTCAAATATAAGTTTTTTAAGACTGATATTCATATTATTTCTTTTTGCTTGCGCCTGGCTTATAACCCAATTGTTTTTCACCTGTAGCAATCAAATTGTCATAATGTTGTGTGTCTTTTTTATCATTCTTAGAAGCGGCAATTGCTCTTCTTTTGTGAAGGATATAAAGATCATCTGACTTTACTCCCTTACTTGTTGGACCTTTAACTACGTCAGGTGTTTTTTCTTTACCTACTGGTGCAAGTTTCTTTTCACCCTTCTTTTCTGCTAGTTTATATCCGTCAAGAGACTTTGTAGCTAAATCAGTGCGACCTTTAGGATTTTTGCTTACCCAATTAGGACCAGTAACTGGTCCAACTCCGCCAGTGGTACTGATTTCATCCATTACTTGTTTTACCAATTCTTTTAGGGCCTTTTTGAAATCACCAACGATTAGTTTTTTGTTTTTATCACTCATAATATTAAAGTTTATTTTTGATTTCTTTTAGAAGTTCATATGAAAGTAACAAAACCATGATTTGGTTATCTTTTACATTTGAAGAAGGTTTTACGTTATTCAATTGTTTTACTACTTCATTGATTTTAATTTTGATAATATCATTATCAATTTTTGATAAGCACTCTGTTAATTGAGATTTAACATTTTCAATTTCACTTACAATCAATTTATTAAGTGAATTTGTATTTGAAATGTTATTGATATATTCTTTTAACAGATTCTTTTGATTTGTATCTAGTCCTTTATATTTTTCATTTAGACTTTCAATCAAAAGTTTATAACTTAATAAACGTACTTCTTCACTTTGTTGTTTGTAGATGTTTATTAAGTTATCTTCAGATTCATTAATTTGTTTTTTCTTACCACATAAATTTTCAGTGATGACTGTTCTGGACTGAATAATTTCATTCATGTCAAACTTCACAGTGTCATTTACATGGTCTTCAAATACTTTGTAAATAGATGCAAACGTCTTATAATTTTTTAGATTTGACTTCAACAAATCTTCAATAGGATAAGTTTCCTTTATTTCTTTGATTAAATTATATTTCTCTTGAACTAACTTTTTATCATCAATTTTTTCTCTTTGTTTCAAGACTACATTGATGTATTTTTCAGCTTGTACTTCATCTTTTGCTTTTTCATTTAATAAAAAGCTATACAATTGCCATTCTCTACCTAATTCTTTGTTTTCTTTGAAGTATTTAAAGAGAAGAGTTTTGGCAATAGATTCATCCTTTCCGGCAAGGATATCAGCAGTAATTTGCCGAGTGAGCAGTTCAAAAAGAATGCCTGTGTTCCTAAATTTAGAGTGCTTAGCTTTAGCTATTTGCATATATTCTTTTTCTAGTTATTTTATAAATATAGTTATTTTTATGTAAAAATCATTTTATATACAATATTTATGAATCCTTTCAGTGATTTCATAGTATATTACTTTCATCCAAGTAACTTGGTTTGTTTTTTGATTTAAATTCTTTTAATAATTCCCTATTTTCAGTCTTATAATCCTTCAAATAAGAATCAAATCTTTCAAGACTCAAAGGAGAATCATTTTTAAATTTATGTGTAAGTGTATTTTTTACTTGTCTATTGTTTTCTAAACTACCAAGAACGTCTTCTCCATATGAATAATCACTTGCTTTTTTCTTTCCTTTTTGAGAAGGTCTTTCATATTCTGCCAACTTTTCTGGTGGTGGTTCAGATGCGCCTCCTTCAGGACCAGCACCAGGTTCAGGTACTGGACCTGCCCCACCACTTTCTGGACCTCCTTCAGTTCCACCTTCTTCTGGCTTAATTTTATTAAATGGTTTAGCTGGGTCAATGCCTTCTTCTTCAATTTGTTTGAATCTATAATTTTGTTTAGCATCATCAACAATATCATTTTTCTGAACTTCAATATCATCCTCAGAAATTTTGAATACATTGTTATAGATCCATCTTCTGCTAAATAACTTATTTTCTACCATGTCCTTTGCAACGGCTACTTTATCACTCCAAATTGCAACTTTTTCTTTTTCAAAAATTACGGATGGATTTGTTAATTCCAAGCTAAAATTGACTAGAGAAGAATCTTTATATCCTTGTGCATACAAATGAATGATTGCAATCTTTGTCAATTCACTAACTAAAATTCTTTGTACTCTATTAACAGTCTTAGCAAACCTTACGTCTTCACTTGCAAGAGTTGCTTTACCACTCAAATCTTCTTCATAACCCAAAAATGCTTTAGGAATCTTTAATGCGGCTAACATCTTGTTACGAAGATATTGAATGTCATCAATACCAGTAAATTCCATGCCACTTAATGGTTCAATGCTAGTACCACTATCACTGCCACGTACTGGTAGATAAAAGTCTTCTACCATGTTTTGTAAATTAAAACGTAAATTATAATCGCCTGTTTTTTCATCAATATATGGAACCTTTTTCATCTTGTCCATCAACTTTTGCATATATTGATCCACTTCTTGTGGTGGAATATTACCAACGTCAACTTTAAATACTCTCTTTTCTGGAGCACGCATTACACGGTGGATTAACATTGCGTCTTCCATCAATGATAATTGTTTCCATACTCTTCTACCACCTTCAATAATACTCTTACCATATGGCAAGAAGTTACTGTCACTCAATAATCTAAAGTGTGCAATTTGATAATTTTCAAGTTCTTCAATCTTACCACCTTCAGGCAAATTAACTTGGAATTTTGTATAATTCTTGTTATTTAAATCACTATTTTCAACCCGGGTAACATTGTAAGAACTCATTGGTTCAACAAAGTATACACCATATTCAGGACTAATGTATAACTTCAAATAAAAATCACCATATTTAACTAAGTTTCTAGTCCAACTCCACATATTAAACTCAATATTTAATATGTCATAAAACAAATTATTTAAAATTTCTTTGATGTTTTGATCTTCTGAATGGACTGTTAAAATATCACCCAATTCATTCTTAGTAACACATTCATCTGCATAAATGTCTAGTGCAGATGAAATGATAGGGTCCATATCCATTGTATCATAATCACGAAATAACTCAATACGTGCAGCTTGATAACTTAATGTGAAATCTCTGCTGTATTGATTATATGCACTAGTTCTAATTCTATTAAAACGATCTCTAAGTGTATTACGGTCAGTTGCATACATTGCTTGATCTGTATCAACTACCTTCAATTTCTTACCACCTACATTACGTACAATTGTATCAGTGGAAAACAGTCTTCTTAACTTGGAGAAAAGAGATCTTTGTTTTAATATTTGAAATTCTTCATTTGCCATAAGTTATATATATAAGTATATTAGAGTAACCAAGTTAGATTTTCTTTTTTATCATTTGTTAATCCAACATTCATTTGCCAAGCTTCTTGACTCTTTAATGATTGTGGTTTGTATACATTCTGACTACCACCTGCTCTTGATATTCCGCCCAACATTGATCTATTTAAATCCATAGTTTGTTGTCTTAGTCTTAATGCTGTATCTCTTACCCACAATCCAATACTTAATGACATAACTAAATCATCATTATATCCTCTCATTGCAGTTGCTTTATTTGAATCCCAAATAAACACTGACAATTCATCAATTAATCTGATTGAACGTACTTCTACTAAATTTTCTCTGAAATAACTTTCCAATTTTGAAATCAATAGGGGTCTTGTTTTTTGACTATTGGTAAATCCAGGAATCATCTTTTTTTCATCTCTATTGATCTTATTTGTCAATTGTTTTTCTACATCTACATATTGTAGATCTGCACTACTATAGAATGTATTTGGATATTGTCTGTCTATTATTTGTTGTAATACTGCCCATCCAATATTTGCATTTTCTACGATCAATAAAGCATTGTTATACTCTGTAGCTACACTCACCAACATATTACCATAATCTTTAGTGCCTATTTGACCTTTATATTCCGCAACTTGAGTCATTGTTTCAACATCAATAACATGAAACGCACTATAATCCGCACCATCACCTCTTGCAACGTCCGCAGCAACTATATAATCTCTACTATAATCAGGATAATCCCATATCCAATATCCATGATCTCCTCCACGCATTTCTACTGGACTTTTACATTTATTGTGTCTATAATTTTCAATAATTGCAGTATCAACAACGGTATTACCAGAAGACAAAAATTCAGTATCACATTCTTGTGCAGCACGTTTGATACCCAATTCTGCAGTTTGTCTATCTCTCCATAATTGATCTCTTTCTGGATGTCTATCCCACTTTAATCTAATTGTTTTAAATGTGTTCTTCTTTGATTCTGCATCAACCCACATTTGATGGAAGAAATTACCTACACCGTTTGGTGTACTTAATAAAATAGCTCTACCACCAGTAGCCATTGTTTGTTGAGCAGATGTCCAAACTTCTTCTGCGTTTTCAATGAATGCACATTCATCCATTACAAGCAAATAAGCACTGAAACCACGTGCGCTATCAGCGGCTGAAGATGCTGCAAGAACTCTTGATTCATTTTTAAACTTCAATGATAGTCTATTATCTTCAACTGTTGGTACTTTCAACCAACTAGGAAGATTGTTATTTGCAAGTCTTATTTTTGATACAATTTCCTTTGAAGTATTTTGTACAGTAGATAAAATCAATACGTTTTTGCCTGGATTAAATATCATTGTCCATAAAGCATACGCACTAACAAGTGTAGAAATACCCATTTGACGGGACTTTAGTACAATATTTCTATCATGATCAATAAAGTCTTGTAATGTTTCTTCTTGGAATGGATACAATTCAAATGGAATAATACCTCTTGTTTGATGTTGAATCTTTACGTATTTCTTCATGAAATACATAGGTTCTACAAGACATCTCTTGTATTCATCTTTGATTACATCTTTTAATGTTTTCTGTACACTCATTTATCTTGACTATTAAGTTTCTCCAAAGTCATTTGTTTTGCTTTTTCTTCAATTGATGAATCATAATTCAATTCACTTATTTTTTTATTCAATTCATCAATTTTTTGGTTAAGGCTTAACAAATCCTTTTTAAGATCAGTTAATACTTTACTCTTCATATCAGTATCATCTGTCCAAAATTCTTGTGAACCATCTTCATTGAAATATTGTAATTTAGGTAATGAACTGTCTGATTCAAGATAAGTAAGGCTTTCTGCCATTTGTTGTTTGAAATCATTCATTTCAGAAAGCATACTTTTATAAATTTTATGCTTCTCATAATCTTGAAATACACCAAGTATTTTTAGTTTACTATCAAATGCAATATTGCAGTCATAACATCTACCTGTTTTTGGATAAACTTTTTGATCCAAATAGTTGCCCCATTTAGTATCTGCATTACAAATATTACATCTTTGTTCAATTTTAATTTGAGCAAGTTTAGGTACTTTTCTTTTGCTACCATTTTTCCACATCCATTTATTTCCTTGACTATCTTCCCAGATTTCACCTTCTTTTCTTTTACCATTATCTAAATTTGGATCATATCCAACTTGAACAAATGGTCTGTTTCCGTCAAAATAGTCTCTTACAATGGATATATTGCTTTTACCTGATGCTTTTTTCATATGATTGAATAACCTTTATATTATATATAACTAAATTTATCTTTGATATTTTAATAATCCTAAAATTTGATTAACAGGAGCAAAAAGACCAGTTAATTTGTATATTTTATCATTATAAAAGAATGTTAATCCTTCTGAACCTACAATTTTTTTCAATCCACCAACAACTTTTAATCTTTGTAACTCATTCTTTAATTTGTTTAATTGATCTTCAGTTGCACCTTTTGACTTAATTGTTTTTGCTTGTATTAATACATCATTTGCTATTTGTTTTGCAGCTTCATCTGGTGAAGAAGCCATATAACCAGCAGCATTTTTCAATACTTCAACTCCTAATTTTAAAAATAGTTCTTCAAATGGTCTAATGTTGTTTTTGTATTGTAGTTCATGATTTTCTTTATCAAAAACGCTAACAAAATTCTTAAATTCTTCATTATCAATTTGTTTTAAAATGTTTTTTATGCTAACACTTTTATCAAATTCAGCCCATCTTTTGACTAATAAATTCAATACTTCAGGTGAAATTGAATATCCAAATGAATCTGCTTTTTCTCTGATAAAATTATTCCACCAATTTTTATGGTACTCAATAATTTTTGTTTGATCACTGAATGATCCTTGTAGTTGATCAATCATTGTCATAAATTGTTTTCTTTTTTGTGGTAAATTCTTTACCTTAGATAACAATAATTTGTTTGGTCCTCTGATAGTAAATGTATTTTGTACATCAGCATTTACACTTTTAATTAAATTGCCAAGTATAATTCCAGATTCAGCATCACCACCCGCAATTGGTTCACCTAAATCATTATATTCAATAATTCCGTGGAATACCAACATACTTAAGTTGTATGGAATTACATTCTTTGTAGCTGGATAAATTACTTCAACACTTGCAAACTTTTTACCATTACCAAACATTTGATTTAATTCTTCTCTCGGAACTTTTGATAAAGCATTAGATAAATCATCCACAGCAAAACTAAACGCATCTTGAATGTTTTGTGGTTTATCAGAAAACATTACTTTAATACCATCTTTAGTTAATGCATTTTGACCTTGATTTTTTAAATGTCCTTTGTTTCTTGCAAGTCTCAATTGTCCATCTTTCCATGTAAAAGAAAGTTGTTGACCGTCTGTTTTTTCAAATGCTTTTAAATCACCAAGTAATGCTTGGTCTACCATGTTTCTTAAATCTTGGAATGTTAATTCCATATCTTCATATGGATGTGCCAAATGTCCATAAGCACCACCTTCATTTAATGTTGGTTTTGGATCATTTAATAAACTGTCTACTAAAAATTGAGTTAATTTATTCATATTTCAAAAGTGTTATCAAATACAGTGATTGCTTTTTTATAAGATCTAGATGTTTCATCAAGAGGGTTATCAGTGAATTGCCAATTCCAGAATAATTCATCTGGAGTT